GGTTCAAGATAACCCTGAGGAAGTGGTGGATGGTCTCGTAGATCTCTGCGTCTTCGCGATTGGTACGCTTGAAGTTCTGGGTGTGGATGCCAACGCTGCATGGAACGCCGTGCATAAAGCAAACATGGCGAAGATTCCTGGCGTCAAAGCAGGCCGGCCGAATCCGTGGGGAATGCCCGATCTGATTAAGCCCGAAGGATGGAGGGGTCCATCCCACGCTGGCAATCACGGGTACCTTCCGGGAATCTTAAGGGAGCAGAAGCATGAAGTTTGATGGAAAGAAACCCCCGATCCATTTGATTCCGCCCGAGTGTATTATAGCGATGGCTGAAGTGCTCGAGATGGGAATGGCCAAGTACGGTGAGAACAACTGGCGCAAAGATCTCCAGCACACCACATGGTCCCGTACATATTCATCAATCATGCGGCACATGCTCGCTTGGTTCATGGGTGAAGACAAAGATCCAGAATCTGGTCTATCACATTTGGCTCATGCCATGACGCAGTTGATGATCCTTTTCATTCAACAAAAGTTTGCACCCAAGATGGACGATCGTTGGAAGAATGGCGTTGCGCCCCCTGAGGAATTAGCAGGGGACGACATCCGTCCAGAAACTCGTGCAAAAGCACATGAAGCTGGGATGGGAGTACGAGAGTTTCTTCGCGAAGAGGATATGCTCTTGCACTTCGGGCACTTCAGTTTGACAGGAGACATTCCATTATGATGAATGTAGATGATATCCGTTATGAATTCCGCTCGGCCATGGACATGAATAAATTCACTATTGACCGCACTGGCGCCAAGACAATTGAGATCCTTGGCGCATCGTTCCTCGCTGATGAACCTGCGATCTTTGGTGTGCCAAATCTGAAGTATATCGAGGCCGAGTTAGAATGGTATGAATCTCAAGTTCCTAACATCAATCGGTTGGCAGAGATATACGGTTGTCATCCTGCCGCCTGGGCCAGTTCCGCTGATGAAAATGGGAATGTGAATTCCAACTATGGTTATCTCGTGTTCTCGACTCGGTTCTATAATCAGTTCGCCCGCGCTGTGGCAGAGATTCAGGAGAATCCCGATTCCCGCCGAGCGCAGATGATCTATAACCGCCCATCAATTTGGGTGGAGTTCGATGAGAACGGGAAGAATGATTTCATCTGCACCAATGCTCAGACGGTCTACATCCGTGATGGCAAGTTGCATATGGTCTCGCAGATGCGCTCGAACGATGTAGTGTATGGATATAAGAATGACAGAGCGTGGGCCCGTCATCTCCAAGCCAAGTTTGTCCAAGTGCTCAATTCCACAGGACGGACAGAGCCTCTTGAGATGGGTGATCTCATCTGGCAGTGTATGAACCTTCATGTGTATTCTCGGCACTTCGACCTGATTACTTGATTATGACTTCAGTGAATCCAAAATGGGACCGGCGTTTCTTACGCTTGGCCAGAGAAGTATCAGGGTGGTCAAAGGATCCCTCAACTCGTGTAGGCGCTGTGGTCGTTGATCCTTGTTCACGCAATGTATTGAGCATTGGGTACAACGGCTTCCCTCGAAGGATTGCTGACACAGAAGCGCGATACATGGAGCGTAGCAAAAAATATGCGCTCATGGTTCACGGCGAGATGAACGCAATCTATAATGCTACATCGAATGGTGTCAGCCTTCGTGGCGGGACCATATACGTCTTTGGCCTTTGTATTTGTGAGCAGTGCGCTTTAGGTATTATCCAAGTGGGTATCAAACGGGTGGTTTACTTCACGCCCAACCCAAGTTCCCAAGATCGCTGGGCCAAATCAACTGGCACAGCTAAGCAGCATTTGGAAGAAGCTGGTGTGAAACTTTACAGTTATTCAGATATTGAAGTGAATGAAGAGGACAAGCATTATGAGCTCTAAGCGCGTAGGTATTCTATTGGGACGAGGAGTCGAGGGCTGTGGTGTAACCAAATTCGCACTCGAGCAAAACAAATGGTTGAAGAAACATGGGATGGAGACCGTCATCTTCGCTACGATTGATAAGTCATGGACGCGTAAGAACGCTCATGAGTTTGAAGATGTGCAGTTGGTTAAGATCTCCAAACCCGAGGATGCGGATCTGGTCATCAGTGAATTAAATACATGTGACTATGTCATCTGTAACTCCTTACCGTCCAAAGGCCATCCTGCTGAAACCATCGAGGCCTTTGCTCGTATTATTGAAGCAATCGATGTGCCATTCATCCTCGTTCAGCACGATCACAAGGCCCAATCGATTCTACGTAATAGGTGTCTCGGTGAAGTGATTGACAAAGCTGATCTCATCTTCGTCCACTCAGTCACCAATGACTTCGCGAAGTATGTGAAAGCGCATCAGGGCTCAGGCGCTTTGGATGTGTTCTTCGGTGATGAGTATTGTGATATCACCGGGTTCCAACCTGGCCTATTCTTCGACGAAGTGCGGGATCGGTTCTGGAAACCCATCAAAGAGCAAGACGCTTTCCATCATAAGTGGATTGGGAGAACTACTTCATGGAAGGGCTACAATAAGATCTTCCCGTTTCATGAGGGATACCTTCGCCCTTATGGTTGTTTAACCTCACTAGAAGGGATCGAACGTAGTCCAGCCTTTATAGCCTTCAAGGAGTTGGGCGAGTTCACCTCTCATGTGGCTGAGAACAGTCCAATTGATTCGGTTGATCTCAGCGAGGCCTATGGTGAACCCCTTCAAGTCTTTGGACCATATGTGCATGATGAAATGTTGGAGCGGATGTCCCGCTGTGCATTCGGTTATCAGCTCTCGGTCATGCAACAGCCATACCTTGAACGCTCGATCGAATACACCCACTGTGAAATCGTCTGTGCTGGTGTCGTACCAGTTTTCCGAGAAGCATTTGGACAGAGATGCCATCACCGAGTTACAGGTGATCCCCTTGTAGAATGTCCTGACTCAGGAACTATCTGGCTCTCCGATGAAGTTGATCGTATGTCAGTTGCATTCGATCTCATTCAGATGCTCGAGCAGGATCCAATGATGAGAGATGATTGGAGACACAAGGCGTATGAGTTCTACAAAGAACATCAGGATGCTGAGCACACTTTTGCTGAAATGAACAAGAAAATAGAGGATGCACTTAATGCATAAATACACCCACGCCGCTATCGTACCCCTCATCGGAGGATTCGCTATCGGCACCGAGATCGCCTTCGGCAGAGAGCCGGAATACATACTTTCATATGAAGCTTTCGGCGCCAATGATTCTCAGTATCGCGCGTATCGACCTCACATCCCATATAAGGTCATCGACAAGGGAGAGGTCGATCCCCTCCAGTTGACATATGTGGATGCTATATCTACAGTATGCCCCTGCGCAGGCCTGTCATCCTTGTCTACATCCTCTTGTTCCGATAATGCAGCGAACGATTGGATGCTTGAGACAGCCAAGTATGTTCTGAGCGAGATTAAGCCCAAGGTCTTCTACGGAGAGAATGCGCCACGGTTGGCAAGCAAGATGGGTGAGCCTGTCGCAAAGAAGCTACGTGCCATCGCGGCAGAGAATGGGTATACCTTCTCCCTCTACAAAACGAAGTCGATCCTGCACGGTCTAAGTCAGGTTCGCGACCGCACCTTCTACTTTTTCTGGCAGGGTGACCAAGTTCCTGTTTTGAATTACTTCAACCGCCCTCATGAAACAATCGAGGAGACGATCGAGAATTGCGTCCTGTTGGATGATGATCCGATGAATGTGCCCGTCAGCAAGCATCTGCCCAGCGACGATCCCTTCTACAAATATCTCCTTGACGTTGTGTATCCTGGTAAGACCCATACTGAGATCTGTGCGATGCTCCCGAAGTCAACAGGTGCTCAACTCATTATTGAAGGTCAAGGGCATAAGTACGAAGATATTGCTCGATGGATGCGAACGAATGGCTATGAAAAGCAGGCACTTCGCTGTGAAGCGATCGATGCCAAGCTTCAGGCAGGAGGCAATGTCATGCGGAAGTTGTTGGAGTTTCCTCGAGACTACATTGGTGCTTTCGTCGCGCATCTACCCACGCAACTCATCCATCCTCTCGAGTGCCGATTCCTAACGATCCGTGAGTGTCTGGAGATCATGAAGATGCCAAGTAACTTCCAGCTTCAGGGTGGAGTTAAGAATCTCAATATGATTTGCCAGAATGTGCCGGTGACAACTGCAACTGACATGGCACGAGAAGTTCTCGCGGTTTTGAAAGGGGATAGGGATTTGATATCCACAGATTTCCTGATCCAAGATAATCGTAAGCAGGAAGACGACTATAGCGCTATTAGAAATACGCTTGACGAATTCTTCTGAGATATAAACGGTGTACAAAAGGCGCGATCTATGGTATAATAATATCAGAGATTAAGAAAGGTTATATGATTGCGAAACGAGCGAATGGCAATAGTTCTCCACTGCCTTGTTCGGTGTTTGCCAAGG